CCATCCCGGAACTTCCTTTCTCGTGTATCTCAATCCCTCGTGAAAGTGTCCCATAAAGTGTAGCCAATCCAAGCGCCCCGCCCCCGAGGTGCTGGGAGCCGACGGGCTGCCCGTCGTTGCGGGCGAGACGGTGTACCCGATAAGCGGCGATTGGATCGGCGATCCTCTCGAGGTGGCGAGCATCGACCGCGACGGCTCGGTGAGAGTGTCCCTGCCCGAAGGCAAGGGTTGGACGTGCTATCTGGCGGACAGGCTCACACACACACCGCCAGACACACAGGAGCGCATCGACGAGGATGCGCGGAAGTCCACCTTAGAGTACTGGGGATGCGGAGACGCGGGCTGCGGCCACTGCCCCGCGAAGATCGAAGGAAAGATCCCCAGGGATCGGTTCGATGCCCGCAACTGCGAGAAGGCAATGCTGCTCGACCTGCTCCGCCGCCAGCGCGAGCTGGACGCCCGCAAGGGAGGCGAGTAGCCATGTGGTTCTTCAACAGCAGGCCCGTCGAGACCCTGGCCGTCGCGACCGATCCTGAGATCGTAGAGGTGCCCGCCGTCAGTGCCGACGAGCTTGAGCGGATGGTCTACGAGGTCTACCGGGATAAGCTGTCCCTCGCAGAGGAGCTGGCAGAGAGGGATGCGACCATCGACCAGCTCAAGGAGCGGGCTGACAAGCTGAGTGCCGCCGAGGCGTTCTCCCGCCAGAGCGAATCCGAGCGGCGTCGGTACGAGTCCGAGGCGAAGCGTCTGTCAGACGACAACGCGCGTTTGAAGGAGGAGCTGCACCAGGAGAAGGCCAAGGTGTCGGCCCGCGACCTCAAGATCATGCAGCTTGAGAAAGACAGCGCCGCGCTCGCGGACGAGCGGCTGGCCGAGTTTCTGCGCGGCATGGCGGACGAGGCCGAGAACCTGGGTGGCGGCTGGTCGAAGGCCCGTGTGGTCGAGTTCATTACGACCTATGTGCGCAAATCGAGGGGGGCGAGTAGCTGTGGCTAACCTCTACATCTCCGGCCCCGTGACGGGCAAGCAGCATGACAACTGTACCGACTTCTACAAGGCGCGCGTATGGCTCGTAGAGGCGGGGTACGAGGCTTTTGTCCCTCACGACATCGTAGAGCCGAACGACAACCACAGGACGGCCATGCTGCTGTGCATCAACGAGCTTACCGGCCGCACCCAAAAACCCGGTGTCAGGCATCCCGTCCCTCGCTACGACGGCCTGGCCCTCCTCGAAGGCTGGGAGCAGTCCGAGGGAGCGCGCTTGGAGAAGACCGTGGCCGAGGCGTGCGGCATCCCGGTGAAGACCGTGGACGAGTGGCTGGAGGCTGGCCGTGAGTGAGTACATCATCAGGTTTACGGACTGCGTGGAAGAGACGCACATGGCCCTGACCGGGCAGCCGCCCCAGAGCTTCCACGGGCAGCCCCTGACGTGCGAACTGGTGCGCTGCCGCGACTGCGTTAACTGCGCCACGGCGGCCGACGGGAGCGGCCCGTACTGCGCCCACTGGTCGCGCAGGGTGCCGTGGGACGGGTACTGCCACCTGGGAGAACGAAAGGATGAGTCGTGATGGAGCAGGTGTGCGAGACGTGCGCCCGCTGGGTGCCCCGCGACTTCCGCGAGGACTGGGGCGACGAGGGCGGCTGGTGGTGCCCGGCGGCGCGCTGCCGCGTGGACTACAGCTCGTACCCGCCGTGCGGCAAGGCGAAATGGGAGCTGCGCGAGACGGGGAAGGCGGAGATTGACGAGATCATGAGCGAGGTCAAGTTCACTGACCTGTTCGGGGTGCTCGGGAAGGAAGGAGAAGGAAATGAGCGATGAGCTGAAGCCGTGCCCGTTCTGCAAGAACAGGTCGAACATCAAGCTGGTCGAGTACAGGCCGAACTGCTCGGGGGCTGTGGTCTGCGGCCAATGCGGCGCGAGAGGACCGAAGAAAAAGAACGACCACGAGAGAGGGTGGAAGGTCAAGGCCATCGAAGCCTGGAATACTCGCTTCGAGCGCACGTGCCGCATGGAGTGGCGCGGAGAGGTCTACGAGAGCGAAGACTGCATCGAAGAAGACGGAAGCTACTTCTACACAGAATGCGACCAGGAGCTGACGGGAAGCTTGGCCGAGGCCTGGGACGATTACCAGGCGTGGGGCTACAAAGGAGAGCAGCCGTTCCATCACTGCCCGAGCTGCGGTGCGAAGGTGGTGGGATAGATGGCCGAGGGCATCAAGACATCGGAGATGCGCGAGCTGCTGCGCAAGAGGTTCGGCAACCACGCCCGCTACGCCGTCGCCGAGGAGGTGGGCGACAGTACCGGCTTCGCCCGCCGGAGGCTCGACATGGTGGTGTGCTCGTGCTGGGAGTCGGACGGCTTCTGCATCGAGGGCATCGAGATCAAAGTGTCGAAATCCGACCTCAAGCACGAGCTGGAGAACCCGCACAAGCACGACGTGTTCTTCGGCGACCTGGACTTCTACAGCCTGGCTGCCCCGCGCGAGGTCATCAACGGGATGTCTGAGTCCATCCCGAAGACCTGGGGCCTGTACGAGGCGTACCGGCAGAAGGACGGCGAGCTGGCATTGAAATGCCGGCGCAGACCGGTGTCAATCGAGGGCAGCAGGTCGGGTGTCAGCCGCAACTTCTTCGCCTCGCTGGTTCGCCACCTGTACGCCTGCTCGCCGGAGAACCGCCTGGTGCGAGAGGCCGAGCAACGGGGCTACGAGAAGGGCCTGAAGGACGGCCCCGACCGCAACCGGTGGCGCATCGAGAGCCTTGAGCGGGATCTGAAAGAGGCGCGGAGGGAGATAGCCGAGTGGCGGGCCTTCTACTTCTGCGACGGCGGCTTCCGGCAAGGCCCCGAGGTCGTCAGGATGCGGGCCGAGAAGCTGGAGAAGGTGGAGGCCATCCACGACCTCGACTGGACCGAGAGGGGCCTCCGCCGCGCCGCTGAGGAGATCGCCAAGATAGCCGATTTCGTGTTCGGCGAGGAGGCACCGTGCTAGCCCTCGCCACGGGAACGTGGCACATAGCTTCCGTGTCCTGGGGCAAGGACAGCCTCGCAATGCTGCTCAAGCTGATGGATCTAGGCGAGCCGCTTGACGAGGTGGTGTTCTTCGACACGGGCATGGAGTTCCAGGCGATCTACGACACGCGGGACAGGGCCGTCCCCCTGCTCAGGCGCAAGGGCATCCACTACACCGAGCTTCGCCCGAGGCACCCCATGTGGTGGTCGATGTTCTGCCGCCCGGTAAAGAAGAGCGGCACTAGCACAGTGCACAGGCACGGCTACGGGTGGTGCGGCGGCGTGTGCCGGTGGGGCACGACCGAGAAGCAGCGCGCGCTCGACAATTACTCCGAGGCGATGCGCGCGGTCGTGTACGTCGGCATTGCGGCAGACGAGACGGCCCGCCTCGAAAAGGAGGTCAAGCCCTACAAGCGCCACCCGCTGGCAGAGTGGGGCATGACCGAGGCCGACTGCCTGGCGTACTGCTACGGCAAGGGCTTTTCGTGGACTGAGGACGATGTGCCCCTGTACGACGTTTTAGACCGCGTGAGCTGCTGGTGCTGCCGCAACAAGAACCTCAAGGAGCTGCGGGCTATCCACGACTACCTGCCCGGCTACTGGGAGCGTCTGGTGGCGATGGAGCAGGTTCTCGGCCCCATGAAGAAGGGCAAGACGCTGCCCGAGATCGGGGAGCCGTGCTAGCCCGCGCCGCCCTGGCGGCGGTGCTGGTGCCCCTGGGGCTGGTGTGCTGGGCGAGCTTGAGCGAGGTAAGGAGGTGTCGGTGATGGGCGACGAGAAGCATAGCCTTTACAAGCCGAGTGTCCTCGTCGGCGGCGAGTGGATGCCTGTCGGCGATGGTGTGATTCTGGAGGCTCCGGACACAGACGCAGGCGAGGCTGTCGGATACCTGATGCGGAGCTATGAGGCAACATTCGAGTTCAGCGAAGACAGCCGGCTGATCTTGATATCGACCTTCAGATCTATTTGCAAGCGTTCTAGGAGCAGGCGGAAGGCCGCTACCCGCTCGCGGCGCAACAGCGGGACTATGAAGCGGCACGCCCACGGGCGCGCCCAGAGGACGAGGAGGTACCTATGAGCGATAAGCTGCTGCACGAGCGGCTGCGCGAGTACGCCGCCGAGTATGTCATAGGCGACTTCGCGTGCGGGGCTATGAAGGGTATCTCCCTTTTGGATGACGATGCCCTTGCCCTGGCCGCCGAGATCGAGCGCCAGTACATCCCGCTGCCGCGCTTCCCCGACGGCGAGCCTGTGCGTCTGGGATGCGCGGTCTGCGGTGGCATCGTGGGCGGTTTCAGCGTTTGGGATGACGGGGCGTTCACCACCTACGACAAGGACGGCAATGTGCTCCAAGATGGGGACCCCGGCGATTTCGTCAAGCGGCCCGAGTCGAAGGCGCTCGATGTCGATGGAGTGGAGACCAAGGCCGGGGACACGGTGTGGCTCCACGACAAGGTTGACGGCGGCCCCGTCGGCGAGCCAATGAAGGTGGCCGAGGTGCTGTGCGATGGGACGCTCGTGTTCGAGGGTGGGGGCGCTATGCCGGCCCGCCTGGTCACCCACCGCGAACCCGACAGCTTGGAGAAGCTGCGGGACTTCGTGGAAGATCAAAGTAGGCAGGAGAGCGGTTCTGCCCGCAATGTTTACCGCGAGATCGCAGACCGCCTCACCGACCTCATAGAGATGGGCGCATGATGAATGAAGTCGTATTCGAGATAAGCGGATCGATCTACGTGAGCGATGAAACGCTTGAGTATTACAAGGACGATGGCGAGATCGACCTCCAAGAACTTGTCAACGACAGCGTGGGCCTCGACAAGACCGGTGAATTTGTGGTCACCGAAGCCTACTTTGTTTAGGAGGTGGCGGAAATGTCTGATTGCAGCGCGAAGGCGGGCGAGCAGCACAGGACGTGCGGCGCATGCGAAGAGCTGTACATGGCACCTAGGTGCAATCGGTTCGGCCACGTGATGCTCGATGAAAACGACGAGCCCGACGATGACGGCACGACGTTCGCCGACTACTGCTCGTTGTGGAGGCCTCGCACAGATCCGACCCTGGAGCAACGCTGCCAGCTGCTTGAGCAGCTGGCGCGTGACATGCACAGCGCGCTCAATTACTGCTCAAGCGGCTGTTTGGCGGGATGTCCGATGTTGGATGACGGCTGCACCGTTTCCTCCGGTGAATTGCGGTCGCGCCTTGAGGCATTGGGGGTGAGCCTTGGCGACTAGAGACGAGAGGCCTGAAGAGTTCGTCAGGCTCGATGAGGCGCTGGGCGGGCTGTTGGGAATGCTCGCCGAGCCGTTCGTGCTCATCGCAAAATGGTTCATCGGGAAGATTGGGAGGTAATCGATGACTGACAGCATCATGCAGGGCGATAAAGAGTGCTTCGTGACAAAATCGACGAGGGGCCTAGATCGCCATCACTGCTTCAAGGGCAGCCGCCGCAAGGCATCCGAGCGCTACGGCCTGTGGGTGTGGCTGAGGCACGAGGTGCACATGGCCCTGCACGACCACTGCCCGCCCTGGGAGAAGCTTGAGGAGGCCCTGAAGATAGCAGCCCAGCGGGCCTTCGAGGCCAACGGGGGCACCCGTGAGGAGTTCATGCGGGCCTTCGGGGCGAACTACCTGGGCGACGAAGGCGATTCCCGCACATCCGCAGGATACTGGCGCGAGGGTACCCTGAAACCTGGGGAGGCGGGGGAGGCCATCGCCGAGCTTGCGCGCAAGGCAGCCTCCCGAGCGGAATGAGAACGGGGGTGCCCAGGGCAGCGCGGGGGCTGGCGCCCTGCCGATGCGGGGGAGAGCCTGAGAGGCTGTCGAGGCGAACCCGGCGCGGGATGAAGTGGTTCGTCCGCTGCACTGCCTGCGGGAGGAGGACGCACCTCCACCGGCCCAACGGCGGCGATATAGGCGAGTGGAACAACGGCTAGGGCCTCCTCCGGGAGGCCCCCTTTGCGACACCGTGGGACAATTGCCGAGGCGGCTTGTGCGAGAAGCCGCATCCGGACAGAGGCGGCGGGGCTTTCCTCCTTTCACCCGCCGCCCGTTGAAAGGCGAGGTGTATATGGCGATCAATGTCAAGGTGACCGTCGCTTGCGATATGTGCGGCAGGGAGCACGATTTCCCCTATCGCGAGAAGTGGCGCTGGGGCCGTATCGAGATGGACGTCCCGTCAGTGGTGGGCAACATAGCCGGGTGGGAACTCCTCAGCCGCGAGGGCGTGCCGGTACGGGACTACCGCAACGGAGACGGCAAGGTGCTGTGCCCCGAGTGCGCGAGGGCCTACAGGGAGGCCGTGGAGGATAGGAACCGCAGCCTCGACGCGATGTTCGGGGGCCGGTAATGGAGCAGCCCGAGATCAAGGTGTTCGAGGTGCCCACGGCCAGCCTCGTCCCCTACGCCAACAACGCCAAGGAGCACTCGCAGCTCCAAGTTGAGCAGATCGCCAACTCCATCGAGGAGTTCGGCTTCAACGACCCCATCGCGGTATGGGAGAACGCCGATGGCGAGATGGAGGTCGTGGAGGGCCACGGGCGCGTCCTGGCGGCCCAGAGGCTCGGCATGGGCAAGGTGCCCGTGTTCTACCTGAACCACCTCTCGGACGAGCAGAGAAGGGCCTACACGCACGTCCACAACCAGACGACGCTGAACTCCGGGTTCGACCCCGTGAAGCTCGATATCGACATCAAGCAGCTCGACTTCGACTGGGAGTCCTTCGGCTTCGAGGCCCCCGAGCCCGTCGGGGACGTGCTGACCGATACCGACGAGCAGCGCAGGTCGCTGGCCGAGAGGTTCGGCATCGCCCCCTTCAGCGTCCTGAACGCCCGAGAGGGCGCATGGCAGGAGAGGAAGCGCCAGTGGCTCGCCCTCGGCATCAAGTCGGAATTGGGCCGTGGGGGGGGGCTCGCGTTCCAGGCGGGCCTAATGGGAAAGTCAAGGCAGTACCGGGCGGCAGCGTCATGCCGCTAGACAGGGGATGGTATGGGCGTTCTAATTGAGAACAAGTCCGGCTACGTCGCCGACTACTACAAGCAGAAGCGCGCCGCCGAGCGCGGGGCCGGGCGAAAGCTGTCCAACGCGGAGTTCGAGCGCGATCATCTCGTCACGGGGGGGGTCGTCCTTGAGCGATAGCGGAACGAGCGTGTTCGACCCCGTCCTCACCGAGCTGTGCTACGCATGGTTCTCGCGCGAGGGCGATACGGTCATAGACCCCTTCGCCGGCGGCTCCGTGCGCGGCGTGGTCGCCTCCGTCATGGGCCGCGCCTACACGGGGGTGGAGCTGAGGGCCGAGCAGGTGGCCGCCAACGTGGAGCAGGGCGAGGCGCTGTGCGACGTGCCGCCGACGTGGGTCACGGGGGACAGCGCAAGGCTGGACGAGCTTGTGGGGGCCGAGGGCTTCGACTTCATGCTGACGTGCCCGCCCTACGCCGACCTTGAGGTGTACAGCGACGACCCGGCGGACATTTCCAATATGCCGTGGGACAGGTTCCTTGAGATGTACGAGGTCATCCTTTCCAAGGCCGTTGCGAAGCTCGCGGAAGACCGCTTCGCCGTCGTGGTGATAGGGGATGTGCGCGACAAGAGGGGCTTCTACCGCAACCTCCCCGGCCTCACCACCGAGATCATGTCCCGCGCCGGCGCGGGCTTCTACAACGAGGCCGTCCTGGTAACCCCGGCGGGTAGCCTTCCCATCAGGGTCGGCAAGCAGTTCGAGGCGAGCAGGAAGCTGGGCAAGACGCATCAGAACGTGCTGGTCTACTGCAGGGGCGACCCCAGGAGGGCGGCCGAGCGCCTGGGCGACGTGTACGTGCCCGATGCGGTATAATTGCAGGAAGAATCTAGAAATTTCTATTGTAACCTTGCCTTGTATAAGTTATAATATACCCACAGGCAAGGGGAAAGGCCCCAGCCATGGACGAAAGGCAAGAAGGTATGACGGACAAGCAGTACTTCGGAATGCTCAAGGACATGATCGCAGACCTTGAGCGAATCAAGGCGATGGGCGTCAGCGAGAAGGCCGAGAAGGAGATTGACGCCTGCATCGAGCGCCACAAGAGCAAGATGGCGTAAGCGAGAGGGGGAGGGAGCCGATGGAGCGGCCCCTCCCCCTCGAAGGTATGGCCCGGACAAACAGGCCGGGGCAATTCTACCACGAAGGGAGCCGTCATGGTCAGCAAGGCCAAGCAGGAGGCCATAGCCCGCTACAACAAGCAGAACGTACGCCGGGTCACGGTGATATTCTCACCCCTCGACCGCGACATACAGGAGTACCTGGAATCCAAGGACTCCATGGGCGGCTACCTGAAGAAGCTGCTGCGGGAGGACTACGAGAGGCAGAGGGGTGAGGGTTAGAGCGCCGCTCGCGAACATACATTCGATACAGGGCCGCCCTCCGGGGCGGCTTTCTCGTCGTATGCGACAGCACCCGATAATGCGGGTATGAAGAGAAGACCGTTGACAAAGGCGGACATCGCCGAGGCGATCAGGATGAAGAAGACAGGGCTGCGCCAGAAGGACATCGCGGCCTATCTCGGCATTGCCGAGGAAACGATGTCGCGCTGGGTGAATCACCCGAAGACGGAGAACCAGCGTCAATTAAGTCAGGCTCTAAAAAAGACCGAGGCCGAGCGCAAGGCATCCCTCCTCACCATGATCTACAACGCGGCAACCGCCCCCAAGACGTGGCAGGCCGCCGCGTGGCTGCTAGAGCGGCAGTACCCCGACGAGTTCGCCCAGCAGCAGCGCGTGAGGGCCGAGGCCGAGGTGGAGGTCGCCCCCGCGTTCTACTTCGACCCGAAGGAAGCCGATGGCTAGGCCCCGCGTCAACGTGGCGCCGCTCATCATCAAGGCGTTCCACGCCATGTTCGAGGCCGTGATGTCGGGATGCGGTGGGGAGTGGTGGATGAAAGGCGGGCGCGGCTCGACGAAATCCACCTTCATAAGCCTCTGCATCGTGCTCGTCATGATCACCTTCCCCTTCGCGAACGGCGTTGTGGTGCGCCGCTTCGGCAACACCCTGAGGGATTCCGTGTACGCCCAGGTATGCTGGGCCATAGCCGTCCTGGGGCTTGATGGCTACTTCATCTGCCATGCCTCCCCCATGGAGATCATCTACAAGCCCACGGGCCAGAAGCTCGTGTTCCGGGGCATGGACGACCCGCTCAAGATGAAGGGCGTGAAGTTCACGAAGGGCTACTGCGCCATAATCTGGTTCGAGGAGCTTGACCAGTTCGCCTCCTGGGAGGCTGTGCGCAGCGCCCTCAAGTCGTTCAGGCGCGGCGGCAGCGTGTTCTGGACTTTCTACTCCTACAACCCGCCGAAGACCCTGTGGAGCTGGGTCAACAAGCAGGCCCTCGAAATGGAGCGCAAGCCCCGCTGCACCGTGCACCACAGCACCTACCTGGATGTGGTCGAAGGGGGGCACGCCGAATGGCTGGGCGAGGACTTCGTGGCCGAGGCCGAGTGGCTGCGCGATACCAACGAGACGGCCTACCGCTGGGAGATGCTGGGCGAGATCACCGGCACGGGCGGCAGCGTGTTCGACAACATCAAGGACACGCGCATGAGCGATGAGGACGTACGTTCGTTCGATAACTTCCGAAACGGCATCGACTGGGGATGGTTCCCCGACCCCTGGCGCTTCGTGCGCTGCCACTTCGACAAGCGGTCGCGCGAGCTGTATATCTTCGACGAGCGGGAGGCATTCCGCAAGGAGGCCCGCGACACGGGGAGGCTGGTCGTAGATGCGCTCACCTACGCCGACGAGGAGGGCGGGAAGCCGCGCTACCACGCCCAGACGGTGTGGACGGACGACACGCCGGACGGGAAGCAGCAGACGGCGGTGTACCGCCGCAAGTACTCGCTCAAGGCCCGACCCGCGCGCAAGGGCAATATGCGCGACCTCAGCTACCGCTACCTCGCGGGCCTGCGGGCCATCCACATAGACCCCGTGCGGTGCCCCCGCGCCTATGAGGAGTTCACACTGAAGGAGTTCGAGCGGGACAGGAACGACGAGTGGATAGACGAGATACCCGACGGCAACGACCACAGCATCGACGCTGTGAGATACGCAATGATGGAGGATGTTAGGAGGGCCGCGTAGTGGCAGATGAGAGATACGGCGTACCCGGGGCTATCGGCACGTACTTGGAGAAGAGGGGCTACGATGTCCCCTGGGGCTCCATGGCGGGCCACATCAACCGGTGGGACGCCTGGATGCGGGGGACGGGGGAGTTCTACGATTACGACGACTACGACAGCGAGGGCCGCTTCTACCACGTGCACAGGCGCTCCATCAGGCCCGCCAAGCGCGTGTGCCGCGAGTGGTCCAGCCTGCTCATGGACGAGCAGACGAGCGTGCAGTGCGAGGACGAGGCCTGCAACGAGTGGCTCGAGGGATTCCTGGCCCAGTCGAAGTTCTGGTCGCGCGGCCAGGGCCTCGTGCAGCGGGCCTTCGGCCTGGGCACGGGCGCGTGGGCGCTCTGGGTTGATACGGCCGCCCCGAAGATGCTTATCCGCCGGTACTTCGCCAACATGACCCTGCCGCTCTCGTGGGACGAGGATGGGGTGACCGAGTGCGCCTTCGCGACGAGGATTCACATGAGGGGCAAGCCCGTTGACCAGTTGCAGATGCACCTGCTCAACGAGGGGGGCACCTACGACATCCACACGGTGCTCCTGGACGAGATGGGGCGCGAGGTGAAGATGGACGGGGTTCTGCCCGTGTTGGAGACGGGGTGCCCCACGCCCACGTTCGCCATCGTGAAGCCGGCCATCGAGAACACCATGGAGGAGTTCAGCCCCTACGGAATGAGCGTGTTCGAGGACGCCATCGACGTCATCCAGTCGGTCGATCTCGCCTACGACGCCATCTTCACCGAGGTCGATGTGGGCAAGATCAGGGTGTTCCTGAGCGATATGCTGCTTGAGCGCGGCGATGACGAGGGCCAGCGCGTCATCCCGTTCGGGAAGGACGACTGCACGGTGTTCCGCAAGGTGGGGAGCAGCGAGGACATGGTGCAGGAGTTCGCCCCCTCGCTGCGCACCGAGCAGCAGGTCAAGGCCTACCGCACCGCGCTGCAAACGCTGGGGGACCAGTGCGGGTTCGGTCTCGGCTACTTCGACATCGACGAGAAGGGCGGCATCAAGACGGCGACCGAGGTATCGTCCGACAACTCGCAGCTCATGCGCTCCATCAAGGAGCACGAGAACCTTCTGGGCGACGCCATCGCGCAGATATGCACAGCCGCCCTGCACTGTGCCCGCACGTTCCTCGGCGTCTCGCTCCCGCCCGAGGGCGACGTGACCGTGAAGTTCGACGACTCGATCATCCAGGACACCGCCGCCGAGAAGGCCCAGGATTTGGCCGAGCTTGACCTGACCCTCAACGACTGGGAGTACCGCATGAAGTGGTACAACGAGGACGAGGAGACGGCGAAGGCGAACGTGCCCAGGGCGCAGAACGCCGTTGAGGAGACCGAAGAAGAGGGCGGCGAGTTCGGCGAAGGGCGGGCCGAGGGCGAAGAGGGGGAAGCTGAGGAATGATCTCGGCCAGCGAGCAAGAGGAGCTTTCCGAGGGCGCGGCAGAGGCGTTCCGCGAGACCGAGCTGGGGGTGCTCAAGGCCGTGGCCGGGGCGCTCTCAGCCGCTGCGGAGGTCGGCGTAGCGGTTGTCGGGATTAAGCTGAGCGCCAAGCTGGGGCAGTACCTCGCGCTGCGCTCCGAGGCCCACAGCTCGGCGGTTTCCGCGTCCATGGGCAAGGTATTCGAGGCCAACGCCAAGGCAGGCCCCGGGTACGGCAGGGCAGCCAGGGCCGATGCGGGAAGCCGGGCCCGCGAGGCGTGCGCGGCCGCCAAGCCCCGGGTGGCCGAGATCGAGCGGGCCATACGCTCCGATGCCAACTCGATCTACGCCAAGCACGCCGCGAGGGCCGCGCAGGATGCCCGCGTCATGGGATACGAGAGGGCGCTGCGGAAGGCCGTGGTGGGCATGGCAGAGGAGGGGGTGGCGGCCTACAGCTACAAGCGCAAGGACGGCACGGTGGTGCGCGTTCCCGTCGATGTCGGGGTGCGGCGCATGATGCACACGGAGGCGACCCAGCGCCTCATAGCCCAGGAGCTTGACATAGCGCAGCGCAACGGGCGGAACCTCGTGAAGGTCAGCACCACGGCGAACGCGCGCCCGAGCCATGCGGCGTGGCAGGGCAGGGTGTACCAGATCAAGGGCAGCGGCGAGTACCCGAACTTCTACGATTGCTGCCACCCCGGGGATATGCAGAACGGCATCGGCGGGTACAACTGCGGCCACCGCTTGGAGATATACTACCCGGGCACCGCGAGCGCCCGTCCCGACCCGTTGGAGGGCACGGGGTACACGGCAGAGGAGGCCCGCGAACTCACGAGCCGCCAGCGGCGGTACGAGAACGACATCCGCAAGCGCAAGCGCGTCATAGAGGTGTTGGAGGATGCCGGCTACGATGCCGCCGACGAGCGCCGCAGGCTCCGCATCGCAGAGGGCAAGCTGCGGGAGCTTGTGGAGGAGCACAGCGCCGTCCTGCGCCGCCAGAAGCCCTACCGCGAGGGCACGTACCGCAAGGCGAGGGCGAAGGCGGGTGCCGAGGGTGTGGTGCACGTGGACGCGCGCTCCGAGACGAGGGCCGAGCGCATAAGGAGCGGGGAGGCCCACGGCTACCAGGCGGCGATCGGCGAGTGGCAGGCGAGGGCGACCGACGACCTGTCCAACACCGTCAACCCCGGCAAGCAGAACAAGCACATACCGGGGACGAGGGAGTACGAGGCCAAGGTGAAAAGCGTCAGGAAGCGGGGCTATCATGCCCCCAGCCGCCTGGTGATCTCCGTCGAAGAGGCTGAGCGCCTGATACGCGAGAATGCGGGCAAGGGGAATGCCACGATTGTCCATGGTGTTTGGAGGGGCAGGGAGAAGTGCATGGCCGATTATGTAATCGGTTATGTAGTTGGACGCGATGGAGCCGAACGGCCTACTAGAGGGTTTACAATTCATTACAGCAAAGGTGATGCTCACATTGTGCCGGCGAGAGACGAAGGTGCCTTGTTCGATGATGATTGAGGACATACCCGAGGTGTGGGGCAAGAACGTTCGTGTGGTTTGCGCTGACGGCTATACCGTTGTCGGGCCCTATAACGGCTACGAGCTTGGCTGCGACAACGACGAGATGCGAGATATGCTCCACGTGCTGCAAGAAACCCCGGGCGGGGTCAAGTATGTCGAAGGCGTCTACGTCGATGAGATAGAGAGTTTCGAGGTGCTCGATGGCTAAAGACGACTACCAGGTTATTGCATACAAGGTTCTCGCGTACTTCTATGCCTGCTTGAAGGAGGGCGTGGAGGGAAGCCCCGCGAAGGCGCTCGAACTAGCCGGTTGCAATTCCACCTACTTCATCGCCGTGCTGCGCGATCTCATTGAGAGCGGCTACATGGCAGGCGATGCCGGCATGGACTACGCCCAGGAGATCATGTGCGACGACTTGCGCATAACGCTCAAGGGCGTGGATTTCCTCGATAGCAATTCCGCGATGGCCAAGGTGCGGAAGGCCCTGGGGAAGGCATTCGAGACTGTGCTTTCCGGGGCCGTCGCTGCCACTTCGCTCCTGTAGGGCGCACTTGCCCGAAAGCCCGCTTCGGCGGGCTTTTTTCATGCCCTGCGACAGCATCGTACCATTCCCCTTCGACGAGAGAAAGGGGATGCGATGAGAAACATCGTGCCGTGCTTCGCCTGCGGGCGTTGCGTTATCGACGACGGCGTTGGGTTCGGCAGGCCGCGAACTATGGCGTGCACCGCCAGGGGCGACGAGCCCGTGTCGAACGGCGACGGTTGCACCATGGGAGAGCCGGGCGAGCCCATGGTGGCGGCAAGGCCCGTTGATGTGCTCATTTCCGATCATGAGGCCGTGTACGGGAGCGATTATGAGTGAGGCCGACGAGCAGATAGCCGTGATCGAGTACTGCGAGCTTCTTGGCATACCCGTGTACCACATACCCAACGAGGGCAAGCGCAGCGTGTACGCCGGCGCGAAGCTCAAGCGCCAGGGCCTCCGCAAGGGGGTTCCCGATCTGTGCATCCCCGTGGCGAAGGGGCGCTACCACTCCCTCTACATCGAAATGAAGGCCGAGGGCGGCAAGGCCACGCGAGAGCAGGCCGACTGGATATACCTGCTGAGGGGGCAGGGGATGTGCGCCGCCGTATGCGAGGGGGCGCGGAACGCCATCGGCCTCATCGACGAGTACATGGCCCTTTGCGACACACCCCGATAATACGGCCCATCGCCACGCGCCGCGTAAAAAGCGCACCTGAAGCGCACAGGGAAGTGCGGAAACAAACGCCAGAGAGAGGAACAGCATGGCAGAGCAGCAACTTGGGCAGGAAACGGGCGGCACCGAGGCCGAAGAGACGGGAGCCGCTGGCAGCGGCCAGCAGGCGGCCGGCGACGGCCAGAAGCCCGCGTTGGAAGACAAGCACGGTCACCCGGGCATCAGCCAGGGCAAGTACGAGCGCGACATGAGGGCCAAGGACGAGGAGATCGCGAACCTCAAGAAGACCATCGCGGACGCCGCCAAATCCGAGGAGGCGAAGAAGGCGCTTGAGGAGAAGATCGAGGCGCTTGAAGCGTCCCAGGCCGATATGCGCACCGACTACGAGCTGAAGCTGGCGGGCTGCCGCAACGCCAAGGCGGCCAAGGCGCTGCTCGAAGACCACGGCGGCGACGTGCTGAAGCTCAAAGAGGCCGAGCCGTGGCTGTTCCAGTCGGAGAAGTCGCAGGGCTCCACGGGATTTAAGCCGACCGGGGCGAAGCGGCTCACCAAGGAGGAGATCATGGCGGAGAAGGACCCGGTGAAATGCCGCAAGCTCATCCCCGAGAACCTTGATCTCTGGGACAACTAAGGAGAGATGAATGGCAGAGACTAACATCCAGAAGGCGGCGGACTTCGCCCGCACCTCCGAAATCTACTTCGTGGAGCACTTCCAGAAGGACATCCACGTGCTCATGGAGGTGCTGGGCCTGACCCGCAAGATCGAGAAGCAGCCGGGGCAGACCGTCAAGACCTACAAGGTCACCGGCGAGCTGGCCGACGGCGCGGTGGGCGAGGGCGAGGACATCCCGCTCTCCAAGTACAAGACCGAGGTGGCCGATATCTTCGAGCTGACCGTCAAGAAATGGCGCAAGCAGACCACCCTTGAGGCCATCAACGACAAGGGCTACGAGCAGGCCGTCACCGACACCGACGACGCCATGCGCCGCGACATCCAGAGCGGTATCCGCAAGGACTTCTTCGACTTCCTGGGCACCGGCACCGCCACTGCGACGGGCAAGGACTTGCAGGCGACCCTGGCCGACTGCTGGGGCGAGCTTCAGGTGCTCTTCGAGGACTACTCTGTGGCCGATTCCGACTTCCTGTACATGGTGAACCCTAAGGACATCTCCGGCTACCTCGGCGAGAAGGATATCACGGTGCAGACCGCCTTCGGCATGACCTATGTCAAGGGCTTCCTGGGCCTGTACGACGTGCTGGTGTACAGCGGGGTGCCCAAGGGCACGGTGTACGCCACGGCGAAGCAGAACATCATCCTGTACTACACCAACCCGACCAACGCCGACATCGCCAAGGCGTTCGACTTCACCACCGACGAGACGGGCCTTGTGGGCGTGCACCACGATTCCACCTACCGCAACCTGACCACCGAGACGGTGGCGATCTGCGGTTGCGCCCTGTTCGCCGAGCTGATCGACCACCTCATCGTGGCTACCATCGGAGGCGCCCAGGCAGCCAAGGCCGCGAAGGCCTAGCCATGATTCCTGTTCCCGACTACGAGTTCTACACCGAAGTCTACGGGGGCACAGCGACCGAGGCCGCGTTCGGGGAGCTTCTTCCCGCCGCGGCCTCCGCCGTGGGCTGGCTCATCGGCTTCAACGAGCCGCAGGAGCGCCACGAGGTGCCGTGCAAGCGGGCAGTTTGCGCCGCCCTTGACTCCTACGCCACCACCGGCACCGGCAACGTCGGCTCCATGACCATCGGCTCGTTCAGCGTCTCCACGGGCGTGAGGGCGGACAGCCGCACCCCGGACAGGGCGGCGAGGGACGCGGCCGAGACGGAGCTTTTCTCAACCGGCCTGCTGTTCGCGGGGGTGCGCTGATGCTTCCCCCGGTGCCGCCCTACCTGCTGCCCGACGACATGGAGGTGCGCGTCCCCGTGGAAGGGGAGCGCGGCGGATGCTTCGCCGAGCCCGTGGCAATCGGTCACGTGCGGTTCATCGACCAGGCGGAGGTTAGGCTCGGGGCCTACGTGTTCGAGGAGGGAAGCAAGGGGCTCGTGGTCGTGGATGCCCGCAACTCCGAGGGGGCATTCGCCGTGCCCGTCGGCTCGCTGCTCTCGATCAACGGCGAGCCCGAGGTGGCGGTGGTCAAGTCGGTACCGTACCGCACCTACCGTGGCGCGGTGCACCACTGGGAGTTGGAAGTGCGATGAGGGTGGAGGTGGACTTGTCGGGCGTCGAGGGCTTCCTGTCGGGGAAGGGCCTCGAATCGGCCAGGGAGCTTTTCGCCGACCAGGTGAAGAACGCCATGGAGGAGTACGTGCCCCTGCGCACCGGGGCCCTGCGGGACAGCGCCGTTGCCTCGGGGGAGGAGATCGACTACACCGTGGACTACGCGCCCTACGTGTACGAGATGCCCGAGGGCACCAACTGGACCACCGAGGGAACTTCCGGCCATTGGGACGAGCGCGTTGCGGCCGAGAAGGGGGACGAGCTGTGCGAATGGCTCGCCGAGATTATAGAGGGGGCCATGTGAACCAGACATTCGACCTCATAGACCGCGCCAGGGACTACCTGCGCTCCCACGGCATCCCGGATGCCACGGCAAAGCGCCTGGACTCGTTCACGGGCAAGGAGGGCACCGTCGTTCGGCTGCTCTCCGAGAAGACCGAGTTCGTGGACTACGCGGGGGAGGAGGAGCGGTCGGTGCTCTACCAGGTGGTGGTGCGCCGGCGCAGCGAGGCCGAGGCCGAGGACGTGTGCCGCCTGGCCGCCGATGTGCTCGACGGAGCCGAGCTTCCCAGCGATAGCGGCGCCTACACCTTCATAGACCAGGAGGTGGCGAGCCATGCAAACGAGATAGAGCTGGACGAGAGCCTGTTCTACGCCTGGGAGGTGCGCATCCGGGCGAACATAACAATCCAGAGATAGGAGAGAGAATGAGCGATATCGGATTCGCGAAGAACTACACCAACCTGTACGAGATCAACATCACGCCCGACGGCCCCGAGAAGACCTGGGCGCGCGTGGCGGCCGGCATCAACAGCGCCGACTGGAACGGCAACGAGAAGACCGCCCAGGACGACTACTACGACGGCGACGGGCTGGGGAACACGGAGGTCGGCGGCGGCCAGATCATCGGCACCTTCAGCGGCCACCGCAAGTACGGCGACCCGGCGCAGGACTTCATCGCTTCCAAGATGCTGGACTACCAGGGCCGCCACACCGACTTCCGCTGGACATCCCCCGACGGCTCGGTGCTCGAAGGCGATGTGACGCTGGTCAACATCGACCCGCAGGGCGGCGACCCCACCAGCAAGTCCGACTTCGGCTTCGAGGTGCACTACAACGGCCTGCCCACCTACGTCCCCGGCGACGCCACCACCTTCCCCGAGACCGTGACGGCCGCCGCCGTCACCGTGGCCGTGGGCGCCTACGTCGATATGGAGCCGAAGGTGGCACCCGAGACCGCCTCCAACGCCGTCGTGTACGGCATCGAGGACGACGGAATCGCCACCGTGGACTCGGCGGGCCGCGTCAAGGGCGTGGCCGAGGGCACCACGAAGATCAACGTGAAGTCCGCCGCGAAGCCCACGGTGCAGGCCACGGTGGAGGTGACGGTCACGGCAGCCTAGGCGTTTGCGACACCCCTGGATAATCGGCGAGGGCCAGCACGGCCCTCGCTTCGTATTTTCTAGGAGGAACAAGGACATGGAGAGCATCAACCTCAAGAAGGCGGTGCGCCAGATCAGGCTGGACGACACCCCGGAATCGCCCGTGTACACGCTCGACTTCACCAACGCCGGCATCTCGGGCAAGTCGGAGGCCATGCGCGCCGCACTGGGCAAGTTCGTGCAGCTTTCCCAGGGCGCGAAGGACGGCACCCTGGACGACGGCGACAGCGAGATTCTGGCGGATGCCTACGAGGCCGTGGTGAGCATCATGCTGGGCGAGGAGGCGTGGCCCGAGATCGTGGAGTACATCGGCGGCGGCATCGCCCCCGCGAGGATGACCGTGGTGCTCATGCCGCTCGTTCTGTGGCTGCTCGATCAGTACAACGACATTATGACCGCCAACGACAACCGCGTTGTCGCCAAGTACCTGAGGGGGAGCGTTGGCGACTCTGCGCTCTGATATCGGCTACCTGGACGGGTGCAGGTTCCGGGTGGTCGAGCACGAGGGGCAGCCCGTCCGCGTGTACGACGACGCAGACACGGCCCTGCGCCTCATCGCCCTGTTTCGCGACACAGAGGTGGAGCCCGGGGTCAAGCAGTGGTGTGCCATGCAGCTCCTGTTCCCCGACCCCCGGGCGGTGGCGGAGCACGAGTGGGAGGACTTCGGGTCGCTGTTCTCCCGCCTGCTGTGGGAGATGGCGGGCATAGATGCCGACGACAGCCATGCGGGGGAGGAAGGCCCCAGGTGGGTCGATTGGGAGGCCGACGCGGACTACATAGAGGCGAGCCTGTGGCGGACCTACGGCCAGCCCTCGGCGGCCATGGCCCGGCAGCTGTCTTTCAGGGAGTACGCCCGCATGGTGTCCCTGTGCCCCCACGACACGCCCATGGGGCAGGCGATCTACTACCGCACGGCCGACGAGCCGAGGGCGGGAAGGTACAACCAGGACGAGGTGGCCCGCTTCCGCAAGATGAAGCGGGCGTGGGCCTTGGAGCCCCGCGCGGCCGATGACGGGTACAGGCTCGCGTCGAACGCAGCGTCGGACGCCTTCAGGGGCATCGCCGCAGCGGCGGAGAGGGGGATGTGATGGCAGGCACGGTGACAATCAAGGCGATACTGGACACGGGCGCGTTCTCGCGCTCGCTGGACGATATGCGCCGCCGCCTCAAGGCCCTTGAGAGCGGAAGCATCGACAAGGTGGACCAGGCGGCCTCCAAGGCGGCGGCGGGCATCGACAGGGCGGCCGCGAGCGCCCAGAGGGCTGCGGACAGCCTCAAGGGCGTGCGCGGCGATGCGCTGGACGGCGTGGCGGAGTCGGCGGGGGAGGCCGCGAGCGCCGTGGACGGCATCTCCGGTGCCGTCGGGGATGCCGGCGACTCCCTCGGCGATGTGGACGATGCGGACAAGCGGCTCGATTGGAAGGGCCTTGAGGACGGCGAGACCGCCGCGCAGCGGCTTGACGGCGGGTTCACCGTGCTCAAGGGAACGCTGGCGAACCTCGCGGCGGACGGCATTGCGAAGGCCGCCTCCGCAGCGAAGGACATGGCGGCCGAAGTTATCGACATCGGCAAGGGCTTCGAGTCCTCCATGAGCAACGTCGAGGCGCTTTCCGGCGCGAGCGAGGAAGAGCTTGACGCGCTAGAGGGCAAGGCGCGCGAGCTGGGCGCAACCACCACCTTCTCGGCGTCGCAGGCCGCCGACGCGCTCGGATACATGGCCCTGGCGGGCTGGGATGCGCAGGAGATGCTAGACGGCGTGGGCGGGGCGCTCACCCTGGCCCAGGCCGGCGAGATGGACCTGGCCGCATCCTCCGACCTCATCACCGACTACCTGTCGGCCTTCGGAATGCAGGCGGGCGAGACGAACCGCATGGTCGATGTCCTCGCCTACTCCCAGGCCAACGCGAACACCACGGTCGAAGGCCTCGGCATGGCCTTCAAGAACTGCGCGGCAAACGCGCACGCGGCGGGCCTGGACGTGGAAACCACATCGGCCGCCATATCCATGATGGCGAACCAGGGCCTCAAGGGCTCGGAGGCGGGCACGGCCATGAACGCCATGCTGCGCGATATGACCGACAAGATGAAGGACGGCTCCATCGAGATCGGCAAGAACAAGGTGCAGGTCATGGACGCCCAGGGCAACTACCGCGACTTCGCCGCCATCCTGGCCGACGTGGAGAGGGGCACCTACGGCATGGGCGACGCGGAGAAGGCCGCCGCCCTGCAATCGACCTTCACGGCCGACAGCATCAAGGGCATCAACCTGCTGCTCAACGCGGGCTCGGGGGAGCTGGCGACCTTCCGCGACGAGCTGTACAGCAGCGGCGGCGCGGCGGAGGCCCTGGCGGGCACGATGACCGACAACCTGGGGGGCGACCTCGCGGCCATGAACTCGGCCTTGGAGGAGACGGCCATCAAGGTGTACGACAAGGTGCGCGAGCCCCTGCGCGAGCTGGTGCAGTTCATCACGTCGGATATGGTGCCCGGCATCGAGTGGCTGGTCGAGAACTTCGACGAGGTGGCACCCCACGCGGCCGCCGTTGCCGGAGCGATAGCCCTTATAGCCGCCAGGGGAAAGCTCGTGAAGAGCGATGCCTACCAGGCTCTCGTCAAGGAGCTGTTCAGAGTCGAGGGCGCATCGACCGGCGCCGCCACGGCAGCAGGCAGGAACGCCGCAGCCCAGAAGACGGCCGCAGCGGCGACGAAGACAACGGCGGGGACTGTGAAGGCATCCACGGTCGCCATGAACGCCGGGCGCATAGCGGCGGCGGGTATGGGCGCGGCCCTCAAGACCATCGCGCCCTTGGCAGCGATGTCGATTCTCCTCGAAGTCCTCTTCGCCATAGGCGGTGCCATGGACGATGCCAGGGAACACGGCGAGAAGTACAGGGCCGCCACCAAGGGGCTAGAGGACGCCCAGAAGAGCATGGGAGATTCGGCGCAGGCCGCAAAGGACGCCTTCGAGGATGCCGACGTGTCGGTGTCGGAGTACGCTGGCTCCATCGACGATCTCAAGAGCAGGGTTGACGAGGCCCTTGAGAGCAATGCCGAGCTTGCAGATTCGCTCGGGGATATATTCAAGGCCGCCGGAGCGGAGGTCGGCTCCCTAGAGGGGTATGAGTCCACCATTGAGGAACTGGCGGGCCGGAGCGACCTGTCGGCAGAGCAGGTGGCCAAGCTGGAACTCGCCGTTCAGGGCGTTAACGAGGCCTGCGGTACAACCTACGAGGTCGCGCAGGATTCGGAGGGCGCGTATCAGATCATGGCCGACGGGGCGGCTGTGGCGAAGGACGAGATTCTTAAGCTGTGCGATGCCCAGCAGCTTCAGATTCAGCTTGAGGCCAACAAGGAGGCCTATGCCGAGGTGTGGAAGGACCACGCCGAGAAGGTGCAGACGGCCGCCGACGCCCAGGCGGCCTACAACGACATCGTGGCCAAGCGGGACGCGGGAGAGGATGTCGGAAACCAGGTCAAAGAGCTTCGCGACGCTCTCAACGATGCGAACGCAGCCCTAGAATCAAGCGAGCGGGTGCTCAAGAGCACGACCGAGGCGCAGACGCTCTATCAGATGGCGCTCGATCAGGGTCCTGGCTCGATGAGCCGCGCCGTGGCCGACAACCAGTCTCTCACGGCGGCCTTGGCAGGAACGGGGCGGTCGGCCCTCGATTTCGCCTCGGACATGGAGGCGGTAGGCGTTAGCGCCGAGAAGATAGCCGGGGTGAACCAGAGCGTCGCCGCAGATATCGCCGCAGCCTACGACGGTACCTTTGCCTCTGTAAAGCAGGTGCTCGACGACCACGCCATCGTTGCCGACGAGGAATCCGAGAGGGTGCAGCTCGCCTTCGAGGCCATGGGCCTATCCATCCAAGACATGGGCGACAATGCCGCAGAGAAGCTTCCCGTCGTGCAGGAAACGCTCGCTTCCATGGTCGGCGATGTTGAGCCAACTCTCATGGACGTTGCGGCCGCTTGCAGGGCGAACGGCTACGCCATACCCGAGTCCCTGGCGCAGTCTATCGCCAGCTCCTCGGGCCTGCCGGTCGAACAGGTTCAGCTAATGGCCGACCAGATGGCCGTCAAGGCGAGCTTCACGGCCGCTGCGGAGAAGGCGGCGGCCGAGGGCGGCGAGATACCCAAGACGCTCGCCGCCGAAATCTCCGCGAACTCGGGCATCCCGAAGGACCAGGTAAAGGCGATGATAGATGCCATGGCCCTCGAGTTCGCGGGAGGAGACGTGGAGGCGGCTACGTCCCTTCTGGGGCACGAGTTGAATGCGGGCCTCGTGTCTGGCATCGAGGGCTCCGCCGATATGCCCGCCGCCGCTGTCGGAACGATGTCCCAGGCTACTATCGATAAGGCCAGGGAGACCTTTGGCGTCCACAGCCCGTCCACCGTGTTCGCCGAGATTGGGGCGAATGTCGATCAGGGGCTTGCCCAGGGCGTGGCGCAGAGCGAGGGGATTGTAAGCGCCGCGATGTCAACCATGCTAACCAATGCCGTGTCCAAGGCATCCGAGGCTGCCGGCCAGGGCACTGCCGGTCTGTCCAAGGCCCTCGCCGACTCCATGACGGAGGCGGCCCAATCGACTAGCGCTGGCGTATCGGGCATGAAAGCCTCCGTCACCAAGGGCATGGCCGAGATCGTTGCCAACATGAAGACCATCGACCAGGGCAAGGCGGCTATGGATGCCGCCTTCGATTCCGTGGTTTCCAAGGCCCAGTCGAGTATGTCCGCAGCCACAGACGCGGTGCGCAATGCCGTCGGGGCCATGAAGAGCGCCATGAATTTCTCATGGTCGCTGCCCCACCTAAAAGTTCCCCACGTGCAGGTGTCGGGCAAGTTCAACCTTGACCCGCCGAGCGCGCCAAACTTCAAGGTGAACTGGTACGCCACCGGCGGCATCTTCGACCGCGCCTCGATCATCGGTGTGGGCGAGGCGGGCCGCGAGGCCGTGGTGCCCCTCACGCGCCCTAACCTCGCCCCCTTCGCCGAGGCCGTGGCGGCCGAGATGGGCGGCGGCGGGACCACCGTGGTCAACAACTACTACATCGACGGCATACAGGTGGACGCGGAGAGCGCCATGGGCAGGGCCGTGGCCGATGTGGCGAGGGCGCTCAGGATGGAGCAGAGGTCGAACGCGAGGAGGGGCTATGGCCGATAAGAACCACAAGAACGTAGAGGTCTCGAAGCTCAAGGTCACCGTCAGCGGCGACAAGAAGACCGCGTACGCGAGCTGGGAGCCGCCCACGGGCAATGTGTCGCGCGTGTTCCGCAAGAAGGGCGTATCGCCGAAGACCTATACGGTGAAGAAGAAGTCCAGGACTGAGAAGTACGAGGTGCACTGGCGCTACTTCCAGCTCGACAAGGACGGGGCCAAGCGCTATGTGACGACGAGCAAGACGACCCAGGAGCAGAAGAACGCCACGCTGAACATCCCCGATGGGGCCACGGGCATCTGGTGCTACGTGAAGCCGATCTCGGGCGAGTTCATCGACTACGTTCCCAAGAAGGACAGCAAGGGCAAGGTTCAGAAGGGGAAGTACGACGAGAAGAAGCACAAGTGGTACACGGGCAAGGAGATACACCAGGACGAGGCGGCGAACACCGGAGCGATACACGCCCCCAAGAGGCCCGACGCCCCCCAGGTGTCGGTGGGCGACGACGGCACGACCCTCACCGTGAAGTGCAAGTCGAACGACCCATACACCGCCGTGTACTTTCTCCGCCTGTCTTGGGAGGGCGGCAGCAAGACGATTCAGTGGCCCAGCGCCGATAAGGTGAGGAGCACCGATTACCGGCAGGTGGCCGGCGAGCACACCTTCGTGGAGTCCGGCGTGGCGGGCCGCACGTACACGGCAGACTGCTACATCATGAACACCTACAACGCGGACCACGAGAAATCGGGTTGGTCGCCGAAATCGCAGCCGGTGAAGACCAAGCCGGCGGTTCCCGGGAGGCCCACCGCCAAGGCCCAGGGGGACGGCGCGGTGGTGAGCTGGCCCAAGGCGACGGGCGCGGAGACCTACGAGATCGAGTACTCCGACGACACGGGGGCCTTCGGCACCGACCAGTCGCAGACCGCCAGCACGGAGGGAGTGACCTCCATACCCTTCTCCGATCTCGCGCAGGCCAGGGCGTGGTTCTTCCGCGTCCGCGCCGTCAACTCCACGGGGCCCTCGGGCTGGTCGCCGCTGTCGGCCGCCCTGCTCCTGGGCAAGCCCCCCACCGCGCCCACCGTGTGGTCCTCGGCCGTAAACGCCGTGAAGGGCGAGAAGGTGACCCTCTACTGGAAGCACAACACGGCCGACGGCAGCGACCAGACGGCGGCGAGGCTCACCTACAACCCCGGCACGGGGGACCGGGTGGTGACGCTGGGTGCCGAGGGCGAGTACACGCTGGACACCTCGGCCTTCGCGGACGGCGCCCAGGTGCTCTGGAACGTGCAGACGGTGGGGGTGACGGGGGAGTACGGCCCCAAGAGCGAGAACCGCGTGGTGCGCGTGTGGGAGCAGCCCACCGTGCGCATCGACGTGCTGCCGCTCATCGAGAGGTACCCCTTCACCATAACGGTGGACCCTGAGTCGCCCACGCAGAGGGCCGTTGCCATCGACCTGTCCGTGCGGGCTGTCGCCGAGCACTCTGTCGTGGCCCCTGACGGCACGGAGCGCGCGGTGGCGGCCGGCGAGGAGGTGTACTCGCGGCACTTCGCGAACCCGGCCGACCCCCTCGGCATCGCCCTATCCGCCGGCGACATCACCCTCGCGGACGGCCAGGGCTACGAGATCATCGCCGCCTGCGCCATGTCAAGCTCGCTCTCCTGCGCCGCCACCGTGCGCATCGACACGCAGTTCGAGCCCTTGGACTTCATGGTGCAGGGCGTCATCGAGGAGCACGGCCGCTACGCCGCCGAGGTGCGGCCGTTCGCCGTCGAGCTGCCGGCGGCCACCGAGGATGGGGCCGACGAGGATGCTCCCGACCCGGGCGACGGCGAGGGGGAGGAGGTGGCCTACGCGGCGGATATAGAGCTGTCGGTGTACCGGCACGAGTCCGACGGCTCGATGACGCCGCTCGCGCGGAAGCTGCCCAACGACGGCACGGTGACCATCGTGGACCAGCACGCGAGCCTGGGCGCTCAGAGCTATCGCGTGGTGGCCCAGGACAAGCGCACGGGCCGCATCGACTACGACGACGTGTCCGATAGCGTCATACCCTGCAACGGCATCGTCATCCAATGGGCGGGGAGCAACGCCGCGAGCTACTACGTGGGCGAGGAGGCGGCGGACGCCCCCGACACGTCGGGCAAGGTGCTGGAACTGGGCAAGGGCATCAAGGTGAGCTACCAGGCGGCGAAGGACGGCGTGCTGCGCCCCTTCATCGGCCGCCGGCACCCCGCCTCGCGCTACGGCACGCAGCTCGGAACGGGATGCACCCTGTCGTTCAGCTTCCCCCGCAGGGACGCGGCGACGGTCGCCCTCCTCCGCGAGTTGGAGGTGCTGATGGACGACTGCTACGTGCGCGAGCCGATGGGCGCCGGCTACTGGGCCATGGCCGAGGTGAAGTGGGACTGGTCGGCCGACAGCGCCGTGGCCTCGGGCACCATAGAGGTGTCCCAGATCGACCGCGTGGACGAATGCGTGGTGGGCTCGTGAGCGATACATACGAGTTCTACGAGGTAGACCCCGGCACATGGGCGGATATGCGGCTGTTGGAGAACATGGACGAGGCCAACGTGGTATTCGATTCGGAGCAGGACATCAAGGGGAACGCGAAGATGAGGGGCGAGGAGGACCTGGGAGAGGCCTACGTGCGCGTGTACCTCGTCCGCGACGGGCGCAAGCGCCCACTGGGCTCCTGGCTTGTGCAGACCCCCGCCAGGAGCCATGACGGGCGGTCCCGCACGGTCAACATGGACGCCTACTCGCCGCTGCTGGAACTCATGGACAGCCTTCCGCCCGTGGGCTACTTCTTTCCAGCCGGGGCGAACATCGTGAAATCCGTCATCGCCGCCGCCCGCGAGAACTGCCACGCACCGGTGCTCGATGCGGTGGACGCGGGGGTGAGGCTGTTCGCGGAGCCCTACGTGGCGGAACTAGACGAGTCGTGGTTGGAGTTCCTGGCGGGGGCGCTCGCCAAGGCCGACATGGAGTTCGGCCTGGACGAGATGGGGGACATCCTCATCATTCCCGTGAGGGACATCGCGGCGATGCAGCCGGTGCACACCTTCGGCGACGACAACGCCTCCATAGTCATGCCCGATATGGAGGACAGCCGCGACCTGTACGGCATACCCAATATCGTCGAGGTGGTCTGCTCTACCGAGGCGGCGTGCGTGGTGGGGCGCGCCGAGAACGACAGCCCGTCGAGCCCCATGTCCACAGTATGCAGGGGCCGAGATGTGACAGTGCGCGATACTAGCCCCGATCTTGAGGACCCCACTCAGGAGGAGGCCGACGCCTACGCCGCCAGGAGGCTGGCGGAGCTGAGCAGCGTGGAGCACGAGGTCGTCTTCGAGCACGACTACGTGGAAGGGCTGAGGGTTGGAGACTGCGTGCTGCTGCGCTTCGCCCGGGCCGACATCTACGCGCGCGCCATCGTTGCGCGCCAGGAGATCGCCACCGAGACGGGGTGCCTCGTGAGAACGACGGCGAAGTACACGGAGGTCTTGTGGCGATGATGGTGAGCAAGAGGGTTCTGGCCCCGTTCGGGGTCTCCGAGCCCGTGTCCGCCGCAGGCGAGCAGTACGCCACGGTGAAGGTCGTGGCCGAGGTGCCCTACGTGGTGCTGGACGGACCCGGCAGCATCATGACGCCCTGCACCGCCACGACCAAGCTCAACGACGGCGACAGGGTGATCGTCCGCATCGCGAACCACAGGGCGACCGTGACGGGCAACCTGTCGTCCAAGGCCGTGGACGAGCGCGCCGCAGACGAGGCCGAGCGGGCAGCCGCCGAGCGCGCGGAGAAGATCAAGGAGGCCGTTAAGGCGATCGAGAAGGGCGTAAACGACGCCTACGAGGAGATCGGGAAGGCGAACAAGGCCGCCGACGATGCTGCGGCGGCGGCCGAAAGGGCTCAGCAAACCGCCGACAACATCGGTAATGAGATAGAGCCCATCAAGGAGGGCATAGACGCCGCCCGGAGCGTTGCGGACGGTGCCGCCAAGGCCATAGAGGATGCCACGAAAACGGTACTCGCGGGGCTGAAGGACTCCTATGACGTGGAGACGGATGCCGCGACGTTCGAGGGCACCCTGGGGGCGCTCATAGAGGCCTCGGCGGGGGGAATCAACAGCAAGGTCTCGCGGGAGGAGTACCAGAAGAACACCGATGAGACGAACAAGGCCCTCGGCGATCTGGCGGGGAAGCTGTACAGCACGGCCGAGGACCTTGACAGCCTCAAGGAGGCCGAGGGCGAGGCGAAGCGGGATTTGGAGGAGGCGCGCCTGGCCCTGGCGGCGGCCCGCAAGACGCTGGACGATTTGGAGGCGTCGGGCGATGCGACCGCCGAGCAGTTGGAGGCCTCCCGCGCCACCGTCGCGGCGGCCGAGGCGGCCGTGGCCCAGGGCGAGAGGAACTGGGAGGAAGCGCGGGCGAAGGTGGAGGCGGCGCAGGGCGACATCGAGCGGCTGCTCGATCTCATAGCCTCGATGGGGGACCGCGTGGCGGTGGCCGAGAGCAACCTTTCCCAGACGGCCTACGACATCACCATGAGCTTCGAGCAGAAGATAGAGCAGATCAACCAGGCGAACAGGGACGTGCTGGACATAGCGAGCTGGATTCGCTTCGACGCCCAGGGGATGACCATGGGGCGGAGGGGGAGCCCCATGTCCACGAGGCTCACCAACGAGGCCATGGGCTTCGTGGACGACGGCAGCCTGGTGGGCTACTTCGCGAACCGCTCCATGTACGCCTCGAGCATCACCGTCATGGACGAGATGCGCTTCAACGACTTCCTATGGGATAAGCGCCTCAACGGCAACCTGTCGCTCAAGCACCTGACGGTGACCGATGCCAACGCCGATGCGCTGGGCATCCCGAGGGACGTGTACCGGCTGTTCGGGATTCCCGTTCCCGGCGAGGAGCCGGACGACGGCGAGGTGTCCCTCGTCCCGCGAACCGAGGTGTTCGACATATCGTTCTCCATTGCCGAGCTGGGCAACTACGAGTCGGCGAAGTACGACGTGGTTCTATCCGAGGCCTCCGTCGCCTCGGTCGAGGGCGTTGGGTTCGAGCAGACGTTCGAGGGCGAGGAGCCTAAGTTCAAGGCCCGCCTCTCGTGGTGGCGCTCCTACAGCGACGCGAGGGCGGTCACGATCTGCGCCATGGGGTACGGCGCCATCGGCAATGTGAGGGCGACGGTGGACTACACCTGCGAGCGCGCGGCGGAGAAGGGGGGCGGTGAGTAATGGGCTGGTGGTCGTCGCAGGAGATCGTCCTGTCCGGGGATATAACCGGCTCGTTCAAGATACAGGTGGATGCGGGTGTGTCGCTCTCGGGCGCCACGGCCACGGTCAAGGTGGGCGCTGTCAGGTGCCTAGCCACGTCGGACATCAAGCCCAAGGGGCTCGACGCCGGCATATCGACTCCAATATCGTGGAGCGTTATTCTTGGGGTAAACGGCGTGCTCGGCGTCGCGGCGGGCGGCAAGACCGTCAACGTGAGCGGGAGAATCCTCAATGCAAACAGGGAGAGGGGCATATTAAAGGGCGCCGTGTTCTACTCCTTCCCGGTCAACCTGTCCTACACCGTGGCAGCGGGGAGGGCGGAGCAGACCTCGCCGTGCCGCGTTGACATCATCCAAGGCCTGGGGAACAAGAAGGCCGGCACCGTGAATTTCAGAATCCCCGCCAAGCCGTCCTACACGGTGTCCTATAACGCCAACGGCGGCGCCAACGCCCCGGCGTCGCAGACCAAGTGGTACGGCGAGGAGCTGAGGCTCCAGACCGCCAAGCCGAACCGCTCCGGCCACCGCTTCCTGGGATGGGCGACATCCCCGTCTGGCAAGGTGTCCTACGCGCCCGGGGCCTCCTACACGGCCAACTCGGCGCTGACCCTCTACGCCGTGTGGGAGCAGATGTTCACGGTATCCTACAACGCCAACGGCGGCTCGGGCGCTCCGGCCGCGCAGACCAAGTACGCGAACTCGGCGCTCGCGCTCTCCACGGCGGTTCCGACGCGAGAGGGGCACCGGTTCCTCGGGTGGGCCGAATCCGCCACGGCGCACGCGGCGACCAGGCAGCCGGGGCAGTCGTACACCGAGAACCGGGCGGTGACCCTCTACGCCGTGTGGGAGCTGCTTTACTCGCTGTCCATGGGGCCGGTGTCGGTGGCCCGCGTGAACGACGTGGGGGCCTACGACGACTTCGGGGACTACGTTGCGGTGAGGGGCACCGCCACCGTCGAGGGCTCCGAGCCGTTCTTCTGCCTGACGGAGGTGACGGCGGGCGGCCGCGTGTACTCCGAGAACGTGGACTCCGGCATCTTCGAGCACACGCCGGGAAAGCGCGAGGAGTTCGCCTGGACGTGGATGAGCCGGGCCGACAAGGCGACCTTCGACACCGACCACCAGCACGAGTTCCGGGCCACCTGCTCGATCTACCGGTACGCCGGCGGGAAGGCGGAGTCCATCGAGGTGAAGAGCTGGGGCGGCTCCTCGGCGCTGCCCAGCCGCATCACGGGGGTTGCCGACGGGGCGACGGGGGCGCATACCCAGATATCGTCGCGCGTGGAGCTTCCCAGGTGGGCGGGCAAGGCCCCCGTGTCGGCCGAGGCGGCCGGCGCGGAGGCGCCCGACGGCCTCACCACGGTCGCCCAATCCCGCTTCGACCTGGACGAGGGGGGAGCGGCCGGCGATCTCGTCTTCTGGTTCCCCTACTCCGTCGCCCCGGCCCCCATGAACGACTGCGCCATCGCGGCGACCTACGACGACGGCAGGGTGGAGTCGACGCGGCTCTACGACCGCATAGCGGCCAGGAAGGAGGAAAACCCCCTCTTCCCCGCCGTTAAGGTGGACGGCATTTGGTGCTTCCCCTACGGGTTCGACCCGGCGGCGCTAGCCGTGCCGGCGGAGGGGGCCGCGAAGATCGAGGTCGTCCAGGACCAGGTGCTCTTCCTCGGCGACGGGGTGAACGAGGGCCGCGTCACGTGGGAGATCGGCGAGGGCGCGGCGGTGTTCACGCTCGCGTGGGCAGACGAGGAGACGGCGACCGCCGCCATCCTGCCCGCCCAGTACCGCCTGGACCTCGTGTACCCCGAGGCACCGGTGCCCCAGACGGGCAACCTGCTCCAATCGAGGACGGCCACGGCGGTGCTGGCGGTGGCCGAGTACGTGCTTGATTTCCACTCGTCGGGCAAGGGCGCGGCCATAGGCGGCGTCGCCCCCGAGCGCGGCATCGACATCGGGTGGGACACCGCCTTCAAGGGGCGCGTGCTGGACCTGTTCCCGCCCGGCTACATCTACATAAGCTCGCAGCCCACATCGCCCGCCCAGAAGTTCGGCGGCCTCTGGATAGAGATCAAGAACGAGGGGTTCCTGCGCCTCGCAGGGAACTTCAGCGCGGGCGGGAGCAACAGCCGCTCGCTCGCCGCCGCCAACATACCCAGCCACGTGCACACGGTGCCGGCCCACGGGCACGCGGGCAACGCGGTCAACACCGGGAACCAGAGCGGCGGCCACTACCACTACACCGCCGGCGCATCGGGCTACGGGGCGGCCCGGATGAACAACCTGAGCGACGATATCGGGGCCGACATATACAACGGCTCCCTGTCGGGCTCGGGCTACAAAGTGTTCCGGCGCAAGGAAAGCACCGGCCTGAGCTACGTGCGCGATACGGGCAGCGGCCTGTCGGCGAGCCACCACCACAGCGTGACGACCAGCGTCAAGAACTGCAACGCGTTCAACACCCAGGCAACCGGCTCGGGAGCAGCGTTCGACATCACGCCGAAGTACCAGAACGTGTACGCGTGGCGTAGGGCGACCCCGGCTGAGGAGGCGGCGGCCGGGTGGACGGAGAAGAGATAGGAGAGGCAATGGTTCTGGACGAGAAGATGCAGCCGGTGGAGGAGCCGGATTTGACGCGCGGTGAGATCGTCCCATCCGTCGCGCAGATCGAGGCCCTGTGGGTAGCGGACTCGCCCGAGGTGGTCGAGCTGCGGGTCGTGCGCGAGTACGAGGGCGGCGGGGCGGATGTGGAGGAGGTGGTCGTGCAGCCCGCAGAGGGCCATTGGGAGGCGCCGGAGTGGGCGCTGGGATGGCTCGCCGCCAACGGCGACCCGAACGATCGGCTCCACATCGTCCCGTGCGATGTGTACCGCGAGTTCACGCCGCGCGAGATATGCGCCGTGGAGCGCGCCGACGATCTTCAGCGGCAGCTCAATGAGGTGCCCGAGCGGGCGCGCGCCGAGATCGAGGAGCTGCAATCCTGCGCGGCGTCCATGGACGCGCTCGCCTGCGCCCTCTACGAGGAGCTGGCGGCCAAGGACGACGAGATCGCCTCGACCGACGCGGCCATCTGCTCGCTGTACGAGCTGGCTATCGGAGAGGGGGTGTAAGGCCATGAACCCGAATACGCAGGACGCCATGGTGGCGATCTACGCCCGCCGCATCAAGCGTGGCGAGATCAGCCTGGACAGCGTGCCCGAGCGCATCAGAGACCTGGTGCGCGAGGCCATCTGCCGCAACGAGTAGGAGAGGGGGCGATGCCCGTGGAGGCGATCATCGCATCCGTCGTGACGGCGCTCGTCACGGCGGCGGGCTCCGTAGGGGGCGCGATGCTCATCAACAACAAGAACACGGCGGTGCTGACTGAGAGGGTGGACCGCAGCAACGAGCTGCTGCACCTGAAGATCGACCGGCTGAGCGACCGCGTGGACAAGCACAACGGGCTCATCGAGCGCATGGTCGTGGTGGAGCAGTCCACCAAGGCCGCCCACAAGCGCATCGACGGGCTTGAGAACTGAGAGATGGGAGACATCATGGAGAAGTGGAAGATCAACTCGGAGACGGCCACGGCGGTGACCCGGCTCGCCGTTGCGCTGGCCGTGTCCGTCGGGGCCATGTTCGGCTTCGACGTGGACGGGGACGGCATCGAGAACGTCGTGCTCGCGGTTGCCTCGGTGGCCGTCATGGGCTGGGTGTGGTGGCGCAACAACAACGTCACCCTGGCCGCCCAGGAGGCGGGGAGGGTGCTCCGCGCCATCAAGGGCGGCTCCTCGGCTGCGGAGACCGTCGGGGAGGTGGACCGGAATGGCGACCGCTAGCGACGTCCTGCGCATCGCGCGGGCAGAGGTGGGGTACGACCGATACTCCGACCCCGAGCGCGGCACGAAGTACGGGCGCTGGTACGAGAAGGAGGTGGACGGCCCCGGCGGCTACGACTACGGGGCCAACGGCGTGGCCTACTGCGCCATGTTCGTCTCGTGGGTGCTCAATCAGGCCAAGGTCGAGTGCGCCGGCTTCTCCGGGGCCTACTGCCCGAGCATCCACCACAAGCAGACGCTCACGGCCGCGCAGCTCAAGGCGGGCGACGTGGTGCTGTTCGACTGGGAGGACGACGGCACCGACGACCACGTTGGCATCGTGGTGTCCAACGACGCCAAGGCCAAGACCGTGAAGACCATCGAGGGCAACACCTCCGGCGGCAAGGTGGCTGAGCGCACCCGCGCCTACTCCACTATCTGCGGCGGCATCCGCCCAAAGTACAGCGGTGCCTCTGCGTCTGCTGAGCCAGCCGCCAAGGCGGTGACGAGGGAGCTGGTGGCCGCCGTGGCCGACGGGAAGTACGGGAACGGGGATGCCCGCAGCAAGAAGCTGAAGGCCGAGGGGTACGACCCCGCCGCCGTGCAGCTCGCCGTCAACACCTACCTGCGCGGCGAGTCCTTCGGCGCGGCGAAGCCGTCTGCCGCCAAATCCGCCAAGTACAGGGTGCTGCCGGATGTGGGGCTGAACGTTCGCAGCGACCACTCCATCAACGCCAAGTGCGTGGGCGGATACTCCAAGGGCGCCACGCCCACGGTAACTAAGACCTATAAGGACGGTTCGAACACTTGGGGCAAGACGAACATGGGGTGGATTGCCTTGAACTATGGCGGGAAAGAGTACGCGAGGAAGGTATAGCCGTGTGCCATTTTGTGCCAATTCGAGACAATTTGTCAGATTTCTCGCGATTCTAGCAATTTGCTGTGTTAGGATGCCTATCGTGTCAACAGGCACAACGCTGTGGCTCCGTCGTCTAGCGGTTTAGGACGCCGCCCTCTCAAGGCGGAGGTCGCCGGTTCGAATCCGGTCGGAGCTACCAAGAACTCACGAGCCGCCTGCGGGCGGCTCTTTTCATGTCTGAGCGATGGCGGTCGTCGCCGGGGCGAGGAGGCAGCCGCGAGACCGCGGTGTCCCGCATCCTGCGGCTGTTAAAGGGACGAGGCTGGAGTTCGTCTAGTCGAACGGACGGCGGAAAGGGTCTCCATGGAGTTTCTCATCGTGTGCCCGCTGGCACTTATCGCCGGCTTCGTCGATGCCATCGCCGGCGGGGGAGGGCTCATCTCGCTGCCCGCTTACTTCTTCGCCGGCCTTCCCGCCCATGCCGCTATCGCCACCAACAAGCTGTCGAGCACCCTGGGCACCGCTGTGGCCTGTGTGCGCTATGCGCTCTTCGGCTATATGGTGAAGCGGTTCGTCGTCGTGGGCGTTGTCTGCGGCCTGGTTGGTTCGGCCGCGGGCGCGAACCTGGCCCTGCTTGCCGATGCCACGGCACTCATGGTGTTCATGCTCGTGGCCCTGCCGCCTGTGGCTGTGCTGGTGTTTCGCGCCAAAGACCTCAACCGGTTCTCCGAGCGGCCTCTGCCGCCGGCCGCCGCTCTCGCAGCGACCGCGGCCATCGCCCTGGTCGTGGGCATCTACGACGGCTTCTACGGGCCGGGCACCGGCACCATCCTCATGCTGCTGCTCGCCGCGGTGGGCCGCCAGGACGTGAAGAGCGCGGCCGGCACCACCAAGGCTGTCAACCTGGCTACGAACGCGGCGGCTCTCGCGGTGTTTCTCGTCAACGGTCAGGTGCTCATCGCCCTCGGGTTGGCCGCTGCGGCGTTCAACATCGTGGGCAACTGGCTCGGCTCCACCTTCTTTGACAGAAAGGGGGCGCTCGTCCTGCGCCCCATCATGCTCGTGGTCATCGCGCTGTTCGCCGTCAAGCTCATCGCCGATCTCATCGCCTAGATGTTGCGTGCCGACGGGCTGCCCGTCCCGGCAACATACGGCATGAGCGACAGGCTGCCGCACATGCCGCGCGCCCGTTATGCTCGGGCCCTCCTCGGCTGGCGTCCGCCTATTCGGCTGACGCCACACTCCTCGCGAAGGCCAGCAGCGCCTCGCGTTCGTTGGGCACGCGCTCATCAATGACGGCGCCGAGCGCGGCATCCAAGATGCGGCCCACCTCGGGCCCGGCTTTCACGCCGAGGGCCATCACATCGTTGCCGCTGATGGCGAGCTGCTTCACCGTGAAGGCCTCCTCGGCCGCCAGCACTTCGTGCAGGGCGGATCGCAGTTCTTCGGCTTCATCGGCCCGAGGCGCGCAGAAAGGAGCTTGGGCGAGCGCATCGGCCCGCTTGATGTCGCAGAGCGCCTCGAACAGGTCGGTGCGACCGCCCAGCCGCCCGAGCATTCGGCGCACCGCCCGCGAGTTCGCCGGCACTACATCGTCGTGGGTGCGCACGAGCGTCGGCGCGTCGCGCCGCAGCCATGCGGGGAAGGGCAGGCGCCGCATAATGCCCTCGGCCAGTACGACGCTCACGGCGGCATGGCCGTAGAAGTGCTCCACAAGCTCGCCATCGCGCTTCTCGAAGAAGGCCGCCGCCGGCTTGCCCATGTCGTGGAATAGGGCGCTCCAGCGCTGCAGGGGCTCGGGCGGTGTGTGCTGCACTACCCAGGCGGTGTGCTCCAGCACGTCGTATATATGGTACTTCGTCACCTGCTCGCAGCCCTTCATGGCCACCAGCTCCGGGAGCACGAAGGCCAGCACGTCCACGCAGGCCATGAGGGCGTCGTGCACGTAGTCGCCGCAGAGGAAGCGCTCCAGCTCGCGGTAGATGCGCTCGCCCGATACCTTGCGCAGCAGGTGCTTCGACGCCAGCATGGCATCGAAGGTGGTCTTCTCGATGGCAAAACCCAGCTGCGAGGCGAAGCGGCAGGCTCGCAGGATGCGCAGGGCGTCCTCGGAAAAGCGGCTCGTCGGATCGCCCACGCAGCGAATGATGCCGCGTCCGATGTCCTCGGCGCCTCCGAACGGATCGATGATGCCGCGATCGGGGTGATAGGCCAGCGCGTTCACGGTGAAATCGCGCCGCAGCAGATCCTCCTCTATGGTGGCAGCGGGTGTTACCGCATCGGGGTGTCGCCTGTCGCTGTAGGTGCCGTCGCAGCGGTAGGTGGTGATCTCCAGCGGCTCCCCATCCCGAACAACCGTCAGAGTGCCATGGGCCACCCCGGTCTCCACCGTGCCCCAGCCTTCGTCGCGAAACGCCTTCTGCACCAAGGGCCACGGCAGATTCGTGGCCAGATCGACATCGTGAACGGGTCGCTCCAGAAGCGCGTCGCGCACGCAGCCACCCACGCACCACGCCTCGCCCCCGGACTCCTCCAAGATACGCAGGGCTTCACGGGCAACATCGGGAAGGGGAAGCGCCCCCCTTCGGATGGAAGCCGCTGAGCCGTTTTCCATCGCAAAACGGAAGGGTTGGGCGCTGATGTTGGGGTTGCGATGGGCCATGGGCGTATCCTTTAACGTGTATTGAAGCTAAGAGTGCCCAGTATAGCGGTCTCTCTTTGCGAAAAAGTTTCCACCGATGTCAGAAAGGAAAGATTTTCAAGAAATCTCAAATTGACCCCTTGCGCTTCTATGGAAGATGGGTATTATAAGCAAGTTGTCTTTTTTGGAAGTGCGGAAGACAACCTCGCAAGCGCCCTTCGCGGTGAGAGACGAGAAAGCAAAGTTGTCAAGATTTTGTGAACGAGTTGACACCGATCAGAGAAGCGCGTAAAGTACTTCCTTGCGCCGCTCGCGAGAGACGGCGGCGGGGAGAGGCCCCGCGGCACCTTCACAACCGGATACTGAGG